GGGTGCCGGCGCATATTCCGGGCGGCCCGGCACGATCGCCTGCCCCGGCTCGCATCTGATCCAGCGGCCGTCGCAGGTCGGGCACCAGATCTCGCGACCGCCGGACAGGAAGCGCGGGTTGGGGTGCGGGCAGCGGGCGATCATGCCGCCGCCCGCCATTGCCGGTTCTCGGCCTCGCGCCTGGCAAAATGCGTGTGGGCGATCCGCAGCCAGTGCCGCGCGTCGCGATATCGGTCGCGCAGGCCAAGCTCGCTCGCGCGCGTGACCACCGCCCTCGGCGTGTGCCGCGGGAACATCGCGGCCAGCTCCGCCATCGAGGGATAGTCGCGCGCGTGGGCTTCCCGCAGCCTGCGCAGTTCGACGTTGGTCCAGCCGGGCATCACGCCGCGCCGCCGGGATCGACGATCGCAAAGCCCGCGATCGAGCGCGCGTGCAGCCGGGTCCGCCTTCCGCCGGAATTGGCGTCGTAGACCAGCCAGGTGTCGCCGCTGATGTGGCTTTCGAGCACGAAGACGTGGCCGCGGCGCGCCGCCGCCATCTTCGGCGCGGGTGCGGCGCGCGGGAAGCGCAGCCAGTTGGCCGCCAGGTTGAGTGACGGGATGATGCGGCCGAACAGATGCAGGCTGGCGCCGCAGCCGCAGAACCGCGCCGGGCAGCCCGGCGGCCGGCCGCCGATCACCTGCGCGACGGCACCGGCCGACACCGCCTCGATCCCCGATCGCACCCGGTGCCGCTCCGGACGGTAGACCGGCCGCTTCGTCATCTCGACGTCGATCGAGCGCACGCCGTAGAGGAAGTCGTTGCGCTGCGCGGCCGGCACCTCGCACGGCCACAGCTGGTTGCAGCCGGCGGCGAGCTGGCGCGGACGGGCATCGGCGATCGACGCGGCGCAGACAAGCACCAGCGCCGCAACAAGCATGCGGATCATGGGATCTCCTGGGGGTTATCGGCGCCGGTGCGGGTGCTCGGCGCGGGCGTTGAGGGCGTCGTCGATCCTGTCGGCGAGTTCCTCGAGAGCATTGGTGTGTTTGACCTCATGCTGGCGATCCATCGCCGCGGCATGGCACGTCAGCGCGATGGCCAGCTTGTCGAGCACCTTCATGTAGTCGGCGAACTGGTTCGCCTCGACGATCCCGGTCGCGATGTTGACCATCGGGGCCGAGTGGATGGCTTGTCGCTTGGCGGCATCGCCCTGGGCAGTTCCGCGCCACGCCGCAAGCCCGGCGAGCACCATCATGCCAAAGGCGATCGCGTCAGGGGTGGTGATACCGAGCATCGAAAGCCGCCCTGTTCATCGCGAAGATTTCGAAGGCAGCAAGCAATGCGTAGACCGCGCAGCCAGTTGTTATCGGCGTCCCGTTGATCGCCGATGCCTGATAGAGAAGCCAGCTCACCTGGCCCCACGACAACGCCCCGAACAGCGCGCCGAACATGCGGATGTGCGGCGAGCGCGGCCAGCGGCCGTTGATGTACAACGCGATCAGCCGACCGCTGCCGATCAGCGAGAAAGTGAACGACCAGAACGATTCCGTCATGCCGAAGCGGTTAAACGCCACGAAGCCGGGCTGGCTCAGAAGATCGCCCGGCAGCGACAGCGTCGCGCCCCAGGCGATCATCACCAGCGACGAGAACCACTCGATCGGCCGGTCGGAGAGACTTTGCAGGGCAACTCGCATCGCAAATAGACCTACCTAGACACGCTGCAGCGATGCAGCAGGCGGTCCACGGCCGAACATGGCGGCGCAGCCGGAAGCGGAGCCGGCACCGGTGCCGGCGGCGCCGCGGGTGCTGCTGCGACCGGCGCCACCAGCGCAGGCGGCCAGGCGCGCGGCATCACCCGCGCCTTGATGCGCTTCAGCAGCCCCGGCCGCTTCGCGCGCGGTGCAACGACGACATGCTGCGCCGGTTGCCTGTCGATTTCCGGCGGACGCGGCGCCGGCCGGTCCCATTGGCAGGCACCGACGCCACCTTCGATCTGGCGGTCGATCCAGTTCTGATCGTAGACGGCGACGCCGCGCACCGCATATGGCGGTCGCTCCAGCACCTTGCACTCGCCGCCGGTGACGGAACCGATCAGCGCCTGGCTCTGGCAGCCGGTAAGCGCTGCTCCTGCGACGAAGATGATTGCGATCCTGATCATCGGCAGCGCCCCGCGGTCTGGTCCCATCGGCCGCCGCCGGTGCTGCAGGACTCGTAACTGTCGCGCAGCTTCGACGCGCGGCTGACGGCCGCTGCGTTGTCGGCGGCGATCTCCGCCATCGCAGCGTCGTAGCCGCGGTGCCAGACCTTGGTGTGCCAGACGCCGTAAAGGGTGCCGAAGGCCAGCAACGGGCCGACGATCGCTGCAATACGCAGCCCGGTGCCCGCGGCCTTCCATGCCAGCAATGCCGCCTCGATCATTGACGTGCTCCTGTTGAAACCGACTGGGTGATCTTGTTGCCGGCGCTGCGCAGGTTCACCGCGAGGAAGACGAATGCGCCGCAGATCGCCAAGCCCCAGACGATCGGCGGCACGCCGGCGACATAGCTCCAGGCGGTGTGCAGAACGCCGGGATCGCTCGGCAGGTCGTCCTTGTGGTCGGTGAAGAAGTCCCAGGCCGCGCCGACATTGCTGGTGATCCAGTCCCAGACCGAGCCGATGAACGAGGTGATCGCCAGCCAGACCGCGGCCCAGAAGCTGCGCTTGACCGGCACCGATTCCGGCGCCACCGCGGCGACGGTCGCCGGATCGCCCTTGGCGCGCGCCTCCGTCACCGGCCGGGTGAATGGCTCGGCCTTGGCCCGGGCGATCTCGGCAAGCAGCTGCGGCTCGATTGCGCGGTATTCCGCCATCGACGCCGGCGCCGTGTTGGGCAGCACCGGGCGGTCGTTGATGAAGCCGGCGATAGCGCCGGCCGTCATGCCACCCCACTTGCCACTCGGAAGCCCGGGATTGTAGTTCATCGCCTTCAGGTCATTCTGCACCGACAGCAGAACGGGGCTCGCGGCATCGTCGTCGGCCGGCGCCGGCTCGGCATCGGCCGGCTCATCTTCCGCGTTGTCCTCGAGCACCTCCGTCGGCGGCGCCGGCTCGTCGAGCAGCTTCGCCACTTTCGGCCACACCGGCCGTTCAGAGCGGGGCTTGTGGCCGCCATTGTCGACGAATTCGAAATGCATCCAGTCGGGCCGCGACTTGTACCAGCCGCCCCACATCGCGCCCTGCCGGCAGAACGCATCGACGATGAAGGCCGGCATGTTGCCGTGCTGGCCCAGCGCATTCTCCAGCGCGTTGAGGTCGATCGCGGTGCCATAGGCATGGTTCGACCACTTCGTCTTGGAGCCGCGCACCATGCGATGGTTGTAGGCGCCGAAGTACTTGGACGCGCCGGAGGCGTCGACCTTGGCCTGGCTGTGCTCGCAGAAGTCCCACACTTCGTCGAGTGCTGCCTGCAGCGCCGGCGCCGCCTTCCTGTGGAAGCGGATCGCGCGGATCTTCTTGCCCTCGTAATACATCTTGAAGGGCGGCACTACGTCGACAAGCTGCTTTTCGATCTCGCCTTTCCCGGGGTCGCCATAGAAGGCGTTGCGGGCGGCTTGGGTGTCTTTCGGCCAGGTCGTCACGGCGATGTCTCCATGCGCAAGCGCCGCGCCGGCGGCGGCCGGGCGGCATGGTGGTCTGGTGTCAAAGTCGGATTGATTGCCCTTCACCCATGTGGGTGACGCTGGGACGCTAGCGGCAGTTTAGCGCTTCTTTGGTTTCGGCGCCGTCTCGTCTCTGGCCAACTTCTCGTCGACGGCCTCGCGGATGAAGCGGGCCATGCCCTTTTCGCCCACCAGTTCGCGAATCCGCTCTTTGACCTCTTCCGAGATCCGGACGTTCGTCGACTTGTTGCCTAGCGGTGGGCGGCCCATAGGCCGGTGACTATTCGGTGCCGTTAAGTGTGTCAAACCTCGCTCCATATACGGTGCCGTTTATATTGACACTGATAAACGGCACCGCTTATAAATGCAACCTCTACTAGATAAACAACCGGCACCAGCCGGGCAGCGCAGAGGCTGTCATGTTTACATGGATCGAACTGCCGCAAGGATCACGCGAAGCCGACTATCAGCCGTTCCCCGGCAGCTGGGACGCAACCCTGACGAAGGGCTGCCGCTGCTCGGAGCAGCGGCAGTGGCCGGACCGCCTCCGGATCGCCGATGGCTGCGACGTCCATGCGCATCTGCTTTCGACAGCGGCCCTGCCCGGCAAGGTCGCGTAACGCAGCACCGGCCTAGCGCACCCGTCGCGCGCCGATGAAGCCGAAGATGCCCATCGCGCCGCCCGAGAAGACCGCCGTGCCGCCGAGATAGACCGTAGTGGTTGACGACAGCGAAATGCGCGTGGTCCCCGTTGCAAAGTTCGGCACGAACGAGCTCGTGCCAGGGGCCGCGATATTCATGCCGGGACTGTCGAAGATGGCGCCGCTGTTCGGCTGGGCGGGAAACGAGTTCGACGTCAGCGTCACATATCCGGCGAGCCTGGTCAGGGTACCGCTGCCGACCGCACCCACCACGCCTGACACGTCCCAGTCTCCCGCGGTCAGGCTGATCGTCGTTGCGTTGGAAGGGACGTTTGACGGCACGTTGATCGGCGATCCGATCGCCTGGGTGGACGAGATGTACTCGCCGACAATGCCGGCGGCCGCATTGCTGTTGGTCGTCACGCCGGCGATCCCGCTCAACGCGTTCAAGATACCACCCACGAAGAGCTTCTTGGCGACGGCAAGGCCGCCGGCGATCGTGAATGCCCCACCCGAAGTCGACGAAATCGCGTCGGTCACTTCGGTAAAGCTGTTGGTGGTGACCAGATTGGCGCCGCCGACATTCGAGAGCGCCTTTGACTTCTGCGTCTGGGTCAGCGACTGATCCGCCTCCGTGCTCGGCACGCCCATCGACGACGCCAGCAGCGCCCGGCCGGCCGCATCGAGGTCGTCAGACCCGATCGCCGTCACGAAGATGTCGATGGTCTGACCGGCGGTGAAGTTCACGAGGGCGTTCGAATTGGTGCTCCGGTAGACCTGCGAGCGGGCGATCTTGTCGCCGGCGGTCACGCGCGTGCCGAGGCCGATCTCGCGCGCCGCGCCCTGCTTCATGCAATAGAAAAAGGTATCGCCGTTGCCGTACTTGGCGTCGAAACGAAAATAGCTGGCGTCGAACGCCGAGCCGGTCAGCACCTGGTCGCCGGTGCCGCCCGTGGTCGAGGTTTCGCGGACGTCGCTGAACAGCTTGAAGGCCATCAGAGCCTCTCCTTGATCTGGTAGGATTTCGAGAACAGCGGGCCATCGCCATCGAACACCGGATCGGGCTGCACCACCGGGGTGACATCGATCGAGACGCCGAGAATGGAATCCCGCGCGAGGTTGGCGCTGGCGGTGTCGATGATCACCAGCACGCTGTCACAGAGGCCATTGTCGCGGTCGATCCGCTCGACCACGCCGTAGCGCTCGGCGGCGGTGACGAACTTGAAATCGAGCTGCAGCTTGCGGTAACGGTTGTCGCGCCAGGTCAGGGTCTGGCCGCCGCGGGATTCCTGCGTCGTGCTGCGGTCGACCCACTGCACCTGCCAGCCGTAGCTGAAGTTGGTGGTGAACGCCCAGCGCAGCGCGACGAAGGCCACGCCCGCCTCCACATAGGCCGCGCCGGGATCGGCGATATCGACGCGCACATAGCGCCCCGTGACCGGCTCGGCCAGCAACGCGACGATGGCATCGTAGTCCGCATCGAAACTGGCGGCCGGCCCTGCGCTACTGTCATAGAGATCGCCGGCGAGGCCCGACGCGTCCGATGAGGACACCCGCACCCGCACCGTCGCGGCGGCGCCGGCCGTGACCCCGCGCACCGCCACGGTGTCGAGCGCCTTGGGACTGCCCAGATCGCAGACGAACGCATCCGCGCCGGACTTGCTGCGCCAGCGCTCCTCGGCGTGCGGCGTCAGCAGGTTCGACGCCGCCATCAGCAGCTCCTGCGACGTCGCCGAAACCGCCGCCACCAGGTTGCCGCCGGCAATCGCCGCATTAGCCATAGCAAACCCACTCCACATTATCGACCTGGCCTTCCTGCTTCTGGGGGTTGGCCGTGATCTTCACCAGTCTCATGTTGCGGCCGACGCTGAGGTCCCAGCGCGGAAATGTGACGTTGACGGTGTCGCCGAGATTCTGGTGCAGCAATTTGCGCGGACCCGTGATGCGGTAGAGCGCACGCTCGACGCGATAGAGGTCGAGCAGGCGCTGGGCCTCGGCATCGGAATCCGCCTTGTCGCGGAAGTAGCACTCCCGCACGTCGGGATCCTGCGCGAACGGATGGTCGGCCTTGATGGACACTGCCGAGGCTTCCGAAATCAGATAGGGCGATGCCAGATACGCCTTGCGATCGGCCGCTACGACGCCGGCGAAACTGCTCATCACCGTCCAGTTGCGCCGGTACGACACCCGCTGGCGGAACGGCGGCGGCATCAGCCCCGACGGCGGCGCCTCGCGTTTCAGTTCGAAGATATCGATCGTCGACAGCGTCATCATCGCGCTCGCCGACGGCGCCGCGAAGCGACGTACCTCGAAAAGGCCGTTCTTGCGGAAGCCGCCCCAGCCGCCGATTCCATGCATCAGGTCGGCGATCACGTCGGCGATGGTATGGCTGTCATCGGGTCCCACGCCGTACCCGACCGGCGCTGGCTGGTTGACATTGAGGCTATCGAACGACGGCCCGTAGAGGTCGTCCGGATCCCGGACGTCGGCGACCCGCGTCAGCCAGCGGCGGACGATGTCCGCCGTGGTCCATACGAATACCCCGCCCGCCATGTCGCCGCGCACGTCGGCCGTCACCTGGCCGAGCGGATTGGCATTCAGGCGAAACAGCCCCAAAGCCAGGCAGGTGGCGTAGCAGCCCTCCGGAATGCTGGCGGCCTGCAGCGACGCATAGTCGGGATAATCCGCTGCCAGCGCCAGCACCGCGCCCATGTCGTAGACCGGGAAGATCGAGTGCACCCGGCCGTCGTGCACCTGATAGGTCAGGTAGGCGCCGTCGAGCAGGGTCGCGCTCCAGCCCTCGACGAACCCGAACACCAGCGGCTTGCGCTTCTGCGCGAGGTCGGCGCCGCCGTCCATGCCCCCGGTGCCGCCATACAGGTTCGGCTGCGCCGACACGCCGAGCTTGTAGCCGAAGTCGCGGATGTCGATCGCCACCTGGACCTCGTCGATGAACCAGCTCGCCATCACCCCCTTGAACACGGTGAAGGCGGCGGCAAAGTCGTCGCCCTTGCGCCATGCCTTGATCTCGATCGGCCTGCCGTCGACCGTGAAGGTCGACGGCAGGTCGTCATAGAACCCGTCGCTGTTATCCAGCACCGTGGTCCCTGTGCCGGTCGTGAAGGTGCCGATATCAGAGCCGAGGATCGACCATTCGAAATTCAGCGGCAGCCTGAGCGTGCCGCGGAACGGACGGCTGCGCATCACGCTGTCGTCGGCGTTGGTCGCCACGCTCTGCGTCGCCGCGCACAGGATGTACTTGAAGGTGCCCGTCGCCTCGGCCACGCCGTCAGAGAACCCGACGACATCGAGCGCCGCGGCGAACGGCCGGTCGGCAAAAGGCGCATCCGCGAACATCAGGCCGACCTGTCGCTGCGAACCCAGGGTTCGATCTCGGCGGTGTACAGAATTTCGGCGGCGTCGTCGGACAGCATTTCCAGCATCGCGGTCGAGCCGCGCGCTGTCGCCGCGAAGCGGAACGACGCCGAGCCGCGGCCGGCGCCGCCGCCGAGAATGTCTCCGGCGAAGGCGAAAGCCGCGCCGCCGCGCGCGCCGGCCGCCCCCAGGCCCGGCGCCGCGAACGTGATCTCACTTAGACCGGTCGCGCCGGCCGCGCCGCCGCCGGTCATCACCCACATGACGGAACCAGATCCGGTCGCACCGGCCGCGCCGAGCGCTGCCGCC